ACTTTCTTTGCATCTTCAAGACGATTCTCGTAGATGTGTGGGAACGCAGAATAAACTTCTAGGTATCCACATCTTACGCCCAAGGATGCCGCCACATAACGTTGGAGCGAGTGCAATCCATTATTGTTTGATAGAGAAGCATCGAGCATATCATTGCTTCTGAAGTGCGCGATGGCTCGCAACTCATCGAACATAATTGAGAAATGGACGTCTTGCAGACATGGGCAATGTTCCATGAAGGCGTCTTTGGTTGGATTCCAAGTGTGTGCAATTTGTCTGCGGCTGATTCTCGAACGGGCAAGTTCGTGTATGATGTGGTCAATCTGATTAAATCCATCTCCATCACCATCTCCATGAATTTCTCCATCTCCATCGTATAATGGGAAATCCATCAGACGATTTGGATAAGTATAGGTGTGACCAGTATCAGAAACTTTGAGGAACTTATCCACATAATCCCGAATGACTTTTGTTTTCACCGGGCTTATATCGTCACAAACTTGTGGATAACTCCACGGCTTGTTGATGTGAACAACGAGTGGGTCTACGAGAGTTCTCGCTCGGTTCTGATACTCGGTTGGAAGGTCTACACCTTTATGATACACAGTGGCTACGGCCTTAATCCATCCTTCTACGATGGAGTCAGCCTCAACATTATAAGCCATGTTACCTCACATCACAATTACATCGTGATTAAGTTTAGCGTTCATCATCGCAAGATAATTCCTTGCGTCGTAAATATCCTTTTCGCGTTTCTTTTCATCGGTACGCATAGATGCTCGCTTCATAAGGAAGTTCACAATCTGTCCAAACTCCGTATATGAATAGTGGAGATATGCTTCCGGTGCGTAATCTGCATTATGTTTTTCAAAATCTTCCATGATATTACCTCTTGCAATGAATCTCTATAGCACCAATACCCTGGTCTTTGGGATATTCAATAACGAGTTCCGTCACGTCAAAGAATGGCTCAAGACTGTCAGGATTATTAATTCCCATCACAATATCATCGTTGACGAACAAATCAACAGCAATGTGCTGGAACGTGAACGTCTGCTCGGTTGGATAACCGCAGTCAATCTCAATGATGTATTCATCGTTTACTTTCTCAATCACTACGTCTTTCGGGTCTATGAAAGAATGAGTGACTGTATCTCCTACTTTCTGTTTTAAGTGTCCTGACATTGTAATCTCCTTACTTTCTTGGTTTCTTTCCTTTCGGTGATTTCTTTTTACTTCCACTACCACACGGCATAATTATGCTCCTTCAAATTCTGATTTAAATTTTTCTGTAATTCCTTTACAGTAGTCATAAAATTCTTTCATTGTTCTATTAGATTTTGTAGAGTTACATTTACGACAGACAACCCAAATATTATCATATCGAAGTTCATCTTCGTTATCGTATCTGTCAATTGATGGAGAATCTGGTGAATAACCATCACCCAAATCATGTTTTAATTCTTTACCACAAATGGAACAATGTGTAGCACCATCGAGTAAACCTTCTAAATAAGAAGATGGAATGAGAATTTTAAATCCTTTAGATGCATGATCTCGTAACATCGCACCAGCCCTATATTTATTAGGCTTCGCTTTGCGACAAGATTTTGCATTACTCATTATAAACACAATCCTTCGGAAGTTTATCTGAACGCAATTTTTCAAATCTAGGATGACGAAACATTCCCGATTCAAGACGCTCCATGAAAGAAATTTCTATTACAAGTTTGGGTGCAACTTTATGAAGAATATGTCCAAGTTCTCCTTTTGTGGATGGATAAGTTTCAAACCAAGGTTCTTTCATCACAGCAGCATGTAATAACGCTCTTGTAGAATCATCGAACCCGCTTGTCGCACCAACAACTTTGACATTCCCATTGGTGTCATACTGACCCATAATAAGACTACCAAATAGATGCTCAAACTTTCCTTCTCCTTTCATCAAACCAATTACAAAACAGTCAGCGGTGTCTTGCTTCTTGACTTTGAGCCAATCGGAAGAACGCTTACCATCTTTATAGATAGCGGTTTTCTTTTTGAGGACAAGTCCCTCTCCACCACCATCAATAACTTGGGCGTATGATGTGTCGAATCCTACCGTGGTTGTATAAACTACTCCGATGTGTTTGAAATTATAACCAACCACATATTCCTCGACAAACTCTGACCGATTCATCTGTGGTGAGTTACGGAAGTTTCCTTCGTCGATTTCAAGAACATCAAAGAGCATAAGTTTTGGTTCGTATGCTTCTCTCGTTTCCTTCGCAAGACCAGTGAGAAATTCAACACATCCAGTTTTCTTGTTGATGAAAACAAGTTCGCCATCGAATATAAATTGTTTCTCTACTGTGGACAAGAGTTCATTAACGATGTCTGGATATTCAGAAGCAAGGTCATTCTTTCCAGAGCGCGTCTGTAACTGTATCTTACCATTTTCTTTTACGGCAATGATACGAGTGCCATCGAACTTTTCCTGTGCGATATGAGTGCCCTCATACTTCTTCAGGCTCTTGTCCTTGCACGACTTCAGGAGCATCGGTTCAATCAAGAAAATTCCTCCTTAAACTTTTTAACAATCATCAAAGAGCGATGATAATATTCTTTCATTGTCTGATTTCCTTTCATCGTGTTGCATCTTTGGCAGATAATCCAAATGTTTTCTTTCGTCATAACTTTTGAATTTTCCTTTCTGTCTATTGACGCAGCATTATCTCTTTGACCCTTACTACCATAAGCATGACAAAGTTCTATGCCACAAATAGGGCAATGTGTGGTTGCTTTATACAATTCAACTAACTCATCTGTAGTAATACGTACATCATAACCACGATGCTTATGATTGTTGATTGCTATTAGCGCGCGACCTTTGATTGGGTTCCCGCGTCTGTAAGATTCAGTATTCTTTACCAAACAAGACCTGCAAGTAAATTGATTATACGGAGGAAAATTATCATCCGACTTTAATTCCTTACATATTTTACATTGTTTCATGCTACGACAACCTTATAAAATACTCGCAGATTCCTGTTGGCTCAACTTCTGTCTTCCCATAGGGAGTTCCTTCGCACTCACACTTAACGGGGAAGTCGTTGCGTTCCTCGTCAATTTCAAACTTGAAATTCACGCAGTTGAAACAACACCGTAAAAGTTTTCTTTCCTTGATAACAACCATGTTACTCTCCTGGCACAGTGATGTTACCAGTTTCGCAATACTCGACGAGCCAATTGGTATACACTTGGGCTTTCTTTATATCCTCGATGCCGTTCTTTAATCCCTCACGCATGATATACTTTACGATATTGCCTTTGAGGAATCCTTTGAAGGCTTCGGGTGAAAGACTTGCTTGCATGAAACGAATCGGCTGAATCTTCTGCGCCATATAGTGATGTAGTTCTGCTACGTTATTCTCTACCATGTTCCACCATGACTTTTTGGTTTCTGTTTGTATTTTGTTTCGCCAGTCTTCTCGAAGTAATCTTTTTCTTCGGCACGGAATGATTGGTTCATTCCTTTACGAATGGGTGTTAAGTCGTGATGCATGACAAACTCGTTGTTCTTTTTCCCATCACGGCACTTGCCACGCTTACTTTGACGAATGGTTCTTGACATAATAATTACCTAACTGTTGAGTGGTTATTATTTGAAAACCCCATAGGGAAACCACCGCAGTTATTTATTCATAAAACGGGCAGGATTGACCTACCCGTACGCCAACTCCCTATCTACGATAGAGCGTGTTCTCGTAGGTTTCTGGGTATAATACTGTGGCTGAATAGGTAACGACGTCTACCATTTAACTTCACCCGATTGAGTTGAAGCACCACAACAATTACTCCAATGAATTGATGAATTGATCGAAAGAAGTCTGACCGAGGATAACACTGTTCCAGTTTACACCAAGCGATTCAACAAGTGACCGCATCTTCTGGGTGACAGTCTTATCACACATGATAGACCAATCGACTGAAATCTTATCAATCACATCATCGTGATTTGTATCATCTCGGAAGCATATCATCTTCACTGGTGCTTTACAGTAAATCAACTTCGGCTTATCACTTTGGTCAAAGCGTATTCCGAGATACTTTTCACCAGCAGCGCGTCCTTTAGACCAGGCTGTTTCTTTCTTGTCAGCCTTGACTGCCTTTGGGATTGCAATGTCGTGAATATTCACTCTACCATTCTGAACATCTTTGATTGACTTTGATACAAGAGCAACAGCGCCTTCAACGTCAGCATCAATGAGAACTTTCTGGAAGAAATCTTCCATGAGTTTCTTCGTCAATGGTGCAGTATCAGAACGATTGATTTCAATCCCTGTGTATGCGAGTTCATCCATCGGATGTCCATCTTTGTAGACGAGATGACCAGCGTATTTCTTCTTCGCAGCCTCTTCACTTCCGATTTTCTTTTTGAACATCACTCTATCGTAGAGTTTCTCAAACTTAATCTTCGGAGCGAACTCTGGCTTGACATGATTACGAATTGCCCACTGTTTGAGGAACTCGTTTATCTTGCCTTGTAACTCGATACCTTCTTCGATGGTTCGGACAGGTCCAATGAATGTACTATCGGTGTCACCATACTCGATATGATACCCCAACGACACAAGGTAGTCGCGTAACTCTTTGGCGATTTCTCTACCGATTCTTGTAATCTCTTTTGCTCCTTCAGGGTAATAAAGTCGAGCGTATATTGAACCGAGGTATCCGTAGAATGCATTAGCGACGTATTTGAGCGATTGCTCACTGGTTTTAACAGTGTCATCTGCTTTTCCTGCCATCCTCAATGCCCGAAGTTTTTCACGCTCGTTGAGAACGAATGTGATTGTCTTCGGAATCATTCCATCAATATCAGGAGAAATGTTTTTCGCAAGAATAATAGATGGATACAGGGATGCAAGGTCAAGACACGCTACCCATTCCTTAATACCAGGCGTGGGTTGGTGAACATATGCACCCTCATACTTCTCTCGTTCTCTGTCTTTCTTGCATGGGATGGGCTTAATACCTTTCCGCATGAGAAGAGTTTCGATGAGAACGGTTCGCTTGATGATGTCATCCATCTTCACGCCGATAAGTTTGCGAAGTGTTTCGTGATACTTCAGTAGACCAAAGCGTGTGTCAATCTTTTCAAGGGCGATAATATCATTCTCCAAATATTCAACGATTGCTTCCCAATTGTCATCGGCTATGAGTTCACAGATATGCGCTCCCTGTTCCTCGTATTTGAAGTCACAGTAAGTTCTCGCAATATACTTCAAACCATACGACGGCTGCTGTCCCATTGGTTTTGACCAATCTTTGAACAACAGATACATATCGGCGTGACTACGGCCAGGAATCTCCCATTCATTTGGTGGCATCCTTCTCATACGAGAGATACCAGAAATATCTGCATGCACTAGTTTAGCGCGATTACGAATATAAGGAAAATCAAAGTCGTCGCTACACCAACCTGTGACAATATCTGGGTCAGTGTTATGAACATATTCTGCAAAAGCAACGAGAAGTTCACGTTCCGTTTTAAAGTCTGTATGATGGTCATTGATTGTTCTCCCTGCACCAAATGTATAAATCTCTCGCTTCTGTGTGTATGAATCGCTCATGCCAATGGCGACGATTGGATACTCTTGGTGCGCTTCGTCAATCCCTTTCTCTGATGGGATGGCAACTTCAATATCAAACATCAATACGCGAGGCATCTTGAATGGAACGTCGATTGGATTCAACTTCTCATCGAATCCATACGAGATACCTTTGTCAATGACAAACTTATAATCGAGCGAGATGTCAGACTCAAACGTTTCAATCTTCTGACGTTTGTATTGAGTCTTTTGCAAACGACTCTCCTTAATTGAATCGAATGTAACCTTCGTAATAGGTTGTCCGTAGCAATTTAAGAGGTCGCCTTCTTTGTCCTCGATATAATAGTACGGCTTGAATGTATTGACACCGAATCGTTTTACTTCACCCGTATCAACATCTCTTCCGAAAATGAGAATCATCGGTGGCTTGTTTGCCACCTCGTGATACGTTGATGATTCCCAAATATAACGTGACATTATATCCTCGGACAAAATGCACAAGTTTTCTTTGCATTGTTAAGAGAGAACTGGAGAGTTGAAATCATCTGTTTCATACGGAACTTCTCTTCGTTGATACGCGCAGCATACATCTGAAGTTCTTTTACTTCATTCCGTAACTCACGATTCTCTCGAATACATTTCTGATAGTCAAGAAGAACCTTTGTCATATGCCCCTGGAGATTCTTATGCTTCTGTTCGAGAGTAAGTTCCTCACCAAGAATTGTTGATTCATGAATGCGAATATATGCTCCACCGACATCAACAATATAAGTTCCATCTGCATTGCGTTCAGAACGAATCTGCCCACGGAGTGCTTCAGTGATGTGACCACCAATGAAGACTGTTGCGGCAGGTTTATAGTTCTGTTTCTTTAAAAAGTCGGGCGTCATTTATTAACTCCAAATTTATCTACTATCATACGAGAATGGTCAATATATTCTTGCATTGACATATCTCGTTTTAAACTATTACAACGATTGCAAATTATCCAAACGTTGTCACTACGTATTTCATCTTCGTTATTTATTCTGTCAAGGGATGGAGATTCATTACACTTTCCTAATGCTGTGGTTAATTTTACTCCACATATCGGGCAATGTATGGTCGTCTCAAACATATTAATAACCTCACTTTCGGATATTAATATTTTGTGACCTTTCAATTTATGTTTTTCTAACGTTCTTCTTGCTCGATAAGTGTGAGTATTATTTTCTTTCCATCGTCTAGTTGCTTTTGCAACTCTTTCTTTTATTTGAACACTGGTCGAAGATTGAATAATCTCACCATCTTACGTTTTATTAATGGGTATTCATTCATAGCATCGAGAGTTTTCTCCGTGTTCGTCATAAAACATTTTGTAAACTCTTCTCGTATACGTTCATCACTCACGGTGTTGAATAATTTTTCAACATACATCGGATGATAAAGAATTGTTTCGGTTGATGATTCAATTTTGAATCCAAGCGTTATTGAGAAACGAAGAATACGAAGTAGTCGTAAAGCGTCCTCATCACATCTAGTTTCAATAGAACCAACAGAACGTATAAGTCGATTCTGTATGTCTGCCACACCATTATAAGGGTCTAGGAGAACACCATCAGATATTTTCCTAGCCATTGCGTTAATAGTAAGGTCGCGCCTTGCTAAATCTTCTTCGATTGTTCCGATATTGACAACATCAGGATGGCGTCCATCAGTGTATGCACTTTCTTTACGGCAAAGGGTATAGTCGATAGGAACGATTTTGCCCTGATACGCCGCAAGCGCACGAATCGTAAAGAACTGCGGTGATTCCAGTTTAATGTCGCCGCCAGCATCAATGACATGCTGACGCATCGCCTCATATGAGGGAGCCTCGACTGCTATATCTATATCACTCTTCGGCAGAGGTGTGTTCAGGAGTTCGTGCATTATCTCGTTCCGAACTTGACCGCCTACGAGATATTCTTGTATCATTTTCTTCCATCTCCAATGCTTTGCATAAATCTGCGAGTGCTTCTTTAGTAAAAGTTATTGTTCCGAAGAACTCTATTTTGCCATCCTTCGTTATTTCTTTCAAAGTATAGTCTTCAATCGACATACTTCAGACCAGAGCGCTTCTCTAGCATGTGAACGATGTCGAGCCATGCAGGGTTAGCAAGAACATCCTTCTCTGGGTCTGGGAGTGGGCCATCACGAGTCTTAACGAGCACGAAGATGTTACCACCTTTGCCATTGCTCTTAAGTTCTCCGATGTTATTCCACATATACTTGGTATCTTTGTGCCAGACACCATCTACTTCCTCGGTCTTTTTACCGCTATCATCGTAGATAGAAACTGTCTTGAACGTGAGGACTACATGCCAGTTGCATGCACGAAGTGTCGTCAGGAAATCTGCCCAACGCCTGTTGCGCTTTGAGTATTCAGTCTGCATCAGGAAACCAGACGCAGTATACTTAAGGTCTTTCTGTTCATAGAGCCACTGGGTGAGCCAAGTCCACACATCAGTCGCGCTGTCGATTACAATTGTTCCCTCTTCGCCAAGCGGGGTGTCACGAATCTTCTCATCGAGAAGGTTGATTGCACCCATGACTGCTTCGAGGCTCTCACCGTAATCAATTTTCTCCTTACTTCCCTTCGTCTTGATGAACTTAAGAACTTCAAGAATGTGAATGTCTTTCTGCTCATCTTCGGGGAAGTTCTTTGCAATCATACGTGCGCTGTTCTCTGTATCAATGAAGTAAATCGGCTTCTTTGCTGAACAAGCGAGGTGAGTTTTACCTACACCAGCACCAGCCATCACACCGAGTTTACATCCAGGAACCCGCGACAATTCAATCGAGGAAGTGAACACATCATTGAGTTCCATTCCTTTATCTACGGCTGCTTTCTTTCCAAACGCCATTAACTCATCTCCTTAAAATAACAAGCATACGCCGAGCACTATGAAAACAAACATCGCATAGACAACGGATGCAATTTTCTCTCTGTCGGTCTTTGCAATTATTGTATTCAAAAGACACAGGAAGCCGCCAGTTGCCCATACTCCTGCGATGATATTGATAAAAAGAATAGTATTAAAAGGCATCAACACACATCCTTAAATTTGTTCACAATATTTTTTGAACGCTGTACAAATTCTTTCATAGTTAAATCTCCTTTCATTGCATTACAACGCTGGCATATAATCCACACATTGTCTTTTCGCAATTCATGTTCGTTATTTATCCTGTCTAAAGATGGAGAATTTAAAATATGTTTTCGTCCTAACTCCAAAGAGAACTTCTCTTCACATATAGGACAGTGAGTTGCTTCACTAAACATAATTTCCAATTCATCAATAGAAATACTCACATTATATCCTTTGGTTTTATGTGAATTTATAGTATTTCTTGCTCTCGTTCTATGTTTGTGTTTATTTCTGTTTACATCAACAACAGAAAGATGATGACTTTGATTTGCTTTTCTATATGTTTTTGTATGAGATGAACAACAATCTCTACACCAGCAATTTTTCCCATCTTTACTACGAGAATGATTATTAAAATCTGTAAGTGGTTTTTCTTTACCACATTTTGTACAGATTTTACTCAACGCTTACCATCTCAACGTCATCATCAAGGAATGAGTCGGATGTTGCTTCGGGGTTCGTGAACATACCAATCCACGACGGACTTGCATCCCACTCGCCCTTTGCCTGTCCCTGAATGAACAGAAGGATTGTCTCCGTTGCTGGCTCTGCAAGTTCAACGATTGCCTGAACATCCTCGTTACCAGCAAAACCAGTAACACCCTTCATGTTGTCAGCGTCATAGACACCAAGACGCCAGCCGCCATTGGAACACTGCATCTTCGACTTAACGAAGGCGTTTGTGATACCAAATGTATACGGCTTAAGTTCGCCCATCTCATCCAGTGAAACTGAACGCGGGTCTTCGGCTGCTACATCGTAGAGCATTCCCCACATTTCGGGTTTAGTCAGAGTGCGGAGTGAAGAGATGCCAGACTTACCAACACGGAGTGAACCGTTGGCTTTCTTCTTACCATAAATCTGATACTCACGACCAATCTGTGCGTCGTAATCACCGACTACTTCAACAATCTCATTGTCGATGATGAAGTAACCAGACCTCTCGAAGTTGTGACGCAGAGGCTTGCCGAATCCGAAGTTCTCAATTTTGCCAGCCTTGTCGATGAACTCCCTCGTATCCAGGATTGCATATCCCTTTGCACCAGAGTTATCATCGGTGACTTCCTTGATTTTATTCTCTTCAAGGAGTTTCTTGATGATTTTCGCATTGCCCGGCATCTGTGCGTTCTCGGCAATCAGTTTGAACTTCTCGAAAATCTTCTCGTTCCAATCCTTCTTGCGTCCATATCCAACGCAGACACCAGTGAACTTCTCACCAGACGCCGCATTGAGTTTCATCTTCACGAGGTGCTGTGAGATGATTGCTGAAATCTTCTCATCGGTTACATCCTCGCCATACTTCTCACGAGTCTTTGCAACCCACGACTTTACTTTTGCTTCTGCTGCTTTCTTATCAACGCCGCCTGTTACAAGGTCAGCCACAAATTTCTTAATATCCATAGTTAGTATCTCCTTAATCAATTGGTGTTCACGTTATCTTTACATCGTTCAACGAGGAATACTTATGCAAGATTGTATACCAATCTCCCTTTGCATAATAAATTCTGCCCTCGATTACGATACGGCATAATACTCCTTTGTCTACAAACAATTGAGCATAGTACCTTGCTATCTTTCCATTCCAGTTGAACTTGTCACAAAAGAATTGAGCGTCATACACTTGATGAATATCCCAATCATTCGTAATAAATTCTTCCATCATCACGGAACGTTCATTAACCATACACTCTCATACTCTCCTCG